TTATGCATAAATCTTTCTTATAACTCTGGACGATGCATAATGGACCCCGCAGCCCCTCCCCGCGTCGCTCTTCGCGCCGGCGTGCCGGAGCTGCCGGACAAGCTCCTGCAGGGTTTCAATGTCCGCGTAGGTGAGGATTGGCGTTACCAGCTCGCATTTTTCGCTGTCCGGCCCCGCGATGCTGACGTCCCTCTGGAATTTCCATTCCCTGCCGTCCGCGTCCCAGGCGCTCCAGGTACAGTATCCGTTCCGTGCCGCCGTGTCCTTGTACCGCCCGGTCCCGAAAAACTCCGCTGCTGCTTTTGCCGCCCTGCTCCTCGTGATGCCGTTCATCTCTATCTCCACCCCGATGGTCTGTTTCTTTGCTTCCGCTATCTGCCTTGCCATTTTTTCGTTCATTCCTTTTACCTCCGTTTTGTGTGTTTTCCCTTTCGGTAGTACACATATTCGCTCTAAAAGGGGATAATAGCAAGTCAATTACGGGCATAAAGTACACAAGGTTTGATGCCGTATTTTGTGTAGTTTATGGGTTCCTCCCACTATATTTTGCGGACTTCGTCCTCGCCGTAGATCACATGGAGGTGCGAACCGTTGTTCCAGCGGACCATCAAAGAAGCCGTGTCGTCCACACCTTCCACCACGCCCTCCGTCCCGGCTGGCGGGGCCTGGCAGTCGTCCATCCTGACCAGGGCCACCCGCGTCCCCGCAGGGTACTCCCTGCGGACGCGCTCTACAATCTCCCTACTCGGAAATGTCATTGTCTGCCGCCCCCTTCCTTGCCCCGCTCTTGAAGCTGCCGTTGCCGGAGAGGTTCTTCAGCAGGACCTTCCTCTCGTTTTTGTATTCCTCCCCGATGAATCCGAGCCGGAGCAGGAAGCACCGGAAGGCGTATTTCTCGTTGTCTGCCGGCCGCTCCTTCGCCGTGACACGCTTCTGCTTCCGCGCCATGTCGCAGAGGGCGGTGATGAAATGCGTGTATGCCTTCGCCGCATCGCCATCCTGCCCGTCCGCGAACCAGGGGAAGGAGACCTTCTCCTCATCCGCCTCAACCGGGAGGCTCTCAACCGCCAGCGCCTTTTTGATCAGGGCGGCCTTGGCGTCCACCAGCCTGTGCAGGTTCTCCAGGGCGGCGTCCGTGAAGGACTCCCTCGGCAGCGACACCGTAAGCCTGATGCCCGCATCCTGCGGTTCTGCCTGGGCGGTTTCTCCAACTGCCGCCACCTGCGTATTCATGGCCGGTTCCTCTGCGGATTCTTCCGGTTCCGGCGCGTCCGCAGCCGCTTCCTCTGCCTCTGCGGTCTGCGGCTCCACCGCTTCTTCTGTAGAATCCTCCGCCTGCGCCTCTGCTGTCTCTTCCTGCTCTGCCGTAAACCCTGCCTGCGCCAGCCCTGCCAGGACCTTTTCCACCAGTTCCTCACTGCTGCGCTCATCCCAGGCCAGCGTCCCTTCTTTGCTGACCGTAAAATTGCTGATGGCGTATGCGCAGGTCGGCATCCTCATGTAGACCGCCTTCATCCCGACGATCCCGGAAATGACCTTTACCATCTCTTTCCTGCGTTCCCCTGTTGCGTTGAATCTTCTTTCCATGCTGTTTGCCCTCCTTTTTTTGTGGTACTACATTAATCACTCAAAGTGGTAAAAATAGCAAGGGAAACCGCAGGAAAAATGTCACAATAAAAAGTCCGGGAACTGGGCGTAGTACACAATGCCCGCAAGCACAAAATATGCGTTCGGCAGCGCGATGCCGTTCCCCCACATACGGTATTCCGCCGAATCGGAATGCGGGTCTTTCAGCCATTTCAGTATCTGCCTGTCGGTCTTCGGCTTTTTGGAAGTCCCCATGATCTTCCGGTGGGTCTCAAAGACCTCCCGCCAGAACGCCAGCTCATCCTCTGTGGGGTTCTCCGTGCCAAGGCCGTCACACCACCAGTCCGGGAAGCCCTGCAGCCTCGCGCATTCTGTAGGCGTCAGCCTCCTCACGATGTAGTCCGGCTCCTCCTTCAGATCGTTGATGACGGGCGGGTCCTTATAATCAGTAGCCACCAGCGTGTTCGCCAGTTCCTTCTCCGCCCGCGTGAAATGGGAATTCTTGCTCGTGCAGTAGGTCGGCTGCGCCACGGCGTGGCGGTCTGTTGCGTTCAGGGTGAAAGACACATCCTTATTGATGCCGCTGCCCTGCGGCCCGTTTTTGTCGTCCCGCCCGATCATGGAGCCCTGGAGGACGAAAGTCTGCATCTGCATGTTCCGGGTCGCCATCAATGCCCCGGACTTCCCGTGCAGGTCGATGACTTCGTCCCTCTGGTTGATGTGGAACGCCGACATCCCCTCCGGCTCCACCACGGCGATCCCTCCCTGGTTCGATGAGGGATTGCCGCAGTTGCAGTCCAGCGTCCGGGCAGTTGCCGCCTCGTAAAATCCACTGTGGGGATTGTCGGACTTCATGGCTTTGCTCTCCTTGGAGCAGATGCCGTAAGCCTGCACTGGCACGAACACCGTCTGGTCGTTATTGCAGGAGAGCGTCGCCGATCTATCCTCCTGGACTAAAATGCCCTTGCCCCCGCCGGATTTTCCAGCCCTCACCTTCATGGTCTTGGGTGTGTCCGGCTCCGCCACAAAAGGCTGGTTGTTCCCGCCCATCCCGTAGGTGGCGCTGACTGTAGGCGCGGTTTCCAGCGGCCCCGTGTAGCGCGTGTCCTGCGAATGGTTCTCAAACATTACCGCCGCAGGCACCGTCCCGGCGCGGAGCGTAGGCGAGGTTTCCTCTTCATAGCCGATGCCCCGCGCCTGTGCGGAATGCTCCGTGCAGAAGCCTGCCGCATCCAAAACACACGGCGGGTGGTGCGCCTCCGCCCGCAGGGTGCAGGCAGCGTCCTCCATCACGCCCATCCTCTGCCCGCCCTGGTCGCAGAGGCAGGTCACTCCTTCCCGGACGCCGCCTGCCGATCCAGCGCCTTCCTCAGTATGGCGGGCAGCTCCTTGCCACGCGCGGAAGCCCTCCGCAGAATACCCAGACACGCCTTCGGACTCAAATAATATTTTTCCGGCACCCCACCCTGCAAAATCCCCGACAAGGTAGATGCGTTTCCTTCGCTGGGGGACTCCCCACAATTGCGCATCGATCTGCCTGAAAGCCACGGAGTATCCGTCACCCACGATCTCCCCTGCGTTTGGCCACTTCCCCTTCGGAGGTCCAGGAACAGAAACGCCCTCATCCCTGACAGAGCAGACTTCTTCGAGGACGCAGCGGAAGTCCTCCCCTTTGTTGGATGAGAAGGCACCGGGGACATTCTCCCACACGATGAACCTTGGATATTTTCCATCTGTCGCACACCTCATTTCCTTTATGATCCTGATTGCCTCGTAGAACAGGCTGGACTGCTTCCCGCCAAGCCCCGCCCGCTTTCCCGCCACCGACATGTCGGTGCAGGGCGAGCCGAAGGTGATGATGTCCACCGGCTCTATCTCATCCCCACATATGCCGTTGATGTCGCCCAGGTGTTTCACAGACGGCAGCCGCTTCGTGGTCACCCGGATGGGGAACGGCTCTATTTCTGAAGCCCAGACCGGGCGTATCCCCGCCAGCAGGCCGGCGAGCGGAAAACCCCCGGAGCCGTCAAACAGGCTTCCGAGGGTCAGCTTCTTTTCTGTATTCACATTATCCATCCGCACCGCCTCCATCTTCCAGATCATCATAGGAGATGCCAGTCAGCTCCGTCAGCACATCCTCACAGGACGCCACCGCCGCGTCCCATCCCCGGTCAAACTGCTCCGAGGCGTCACAGCCGCCAAGGGCGTGTATCCTGCGGAATATCTCAGCCATCAGTTCCCTGTCCTGCATCTGCATCCGTCTCCACCTCCTTCACCAGTGCGGAATATGGGATCTTCTCCCCGCCCCGCTCCACATACACATTTTCCGAATCCCCGGTATCCTCCACATACCTCCGCAGAATCACAGACGCATATTTCTCATCCAGTTCCATCATGCAGCAGATGCGGTCCGTCTGCTCGCACGCCATCATCGTGGAGCCGCTGCCGCCGAAAGTGTCTATCACGATGGCGTTCTCCTGGGAGGAATTGCAGATCGGGTATCCGAGCAGGTCAAGCGGCTTGGAAGTCGGATGGTTCTTGTTCCGCTTCGGCTTGTCGTAGTTCCAGATGGTGGTCTGCTTCCGGTCGGAATACCACGGGTGCTTGCCGTTCTTCAGAAAACCGTACAGCACAGGCTCATGTTGCCACTGGTAATCCGAGCGTCCAAGCACGAGGGAATTCTTCACCCATATGCACACCCCAGCAAGGTGGAACCCTGCGTCCACAAACGCTTTACGGAAATTCAAGCCCTCCGTATCCGCATGGAACACATATGCCGCGCCGCCGTTCTCCAGGTGCGCCGCCATCTGTGAAAATGAATTGTACAGAAATGTGTAGAATTCATCCCCTTTCATGCTGTCATTCTGGATGGAAAGCCCGCTGCCGCTTTTGAAGGATACGCCATACGGCGGGTCCGTCACGATGAGGTTTGCTTTCTTCCCGTCCATGAGCGCTGCCACATCTTCCACACTTGTGGCATCGCCGCACATCAGCCGGTGCCTGCCCACCGTCCAGATATCGCCCCGCTCCACGAACGCCGCTTTCTCCAGTGCAGCGGAAAGGTCAAAGTCATCATCTTTCACATCTTTTTCACCGTCCCCGGAGAAAAGGTCTGCAATCTCATCCTCGCCGAAGCCCGTAAGGGACACATCAAAATCCGCACCCTGCAGACTTTCAATCTCGATGCGGAGCAGCTCCTCATCCCATCCCGCGTCCAAAGCCATGCGGTTGTCCGCAAGGATGTAGGCTTTCTTCTGCGCCTCCGTCAAGAAATCTGCAAACACACACGGAACCTCTATAATCCCTTCCTCTTTTGCGGCGGCAATCCTGCCATGCCCCGCGATGACATTGAATTCCCGGTCGATGATGACCGGATTGATGAAGCCGAACTCCCGCAGGGACGAGCGGAGCTTCGTAAGCTGCTCCGGCGAGTGCGTCCGTGCGTTGTTTACATACGGCACTAATTTGGAGAGCGGCACAAGCTGCATCTCGGTTGTTGTCTTTCCCATTTTCCTCTACACTCCTTTCCTCGCGCGGAGCAGCCGCTCCATCGTATCATCCATTGGCGTGTTCCCCGAAAACTCCACCGAACAGTTCTCCTTCACGATCTGGTATATCTGCATCCAGCAGTAGTTGGTCTGCTTCATGTAGGACTGGCTCATGGAAACGTAAGGGGAGGCGATGGCCGCCCCCGTGGTCGGGTGCTTCGCCAAAAATCCAGTGGAGGAAACAATCTCCTCGCACTGAATCCACCGGGAGACGCTCATGGCGTACTGCTCCACCATCTGCACGGTGACCAGCTTCTCGCAGCCCCTCGCTTTCAGCCATGCATACGTTTCGTTGAAAACCTCCTCTGCCACCAGCTCCCGCCCGCTTTTCTGCGGGGACTTGAGGAAGTCCTTCACGGGCGGCACATCCACGCCCTCCAGTTCGGCAGGCTCCATCATCACCTCCGCCGTCTTCCCCTCGCTGATCTTCTCCGTGAGGGCTTTCGGTTTTCTCCCCGCCCCCGGCCTTGCGCCGCCGCGCCCGCTGCCGTCTTTTGCCACCGTTTCCACCCCGTTTCATTGATTTTTTTGAAAAAATGCTGCGGAAATCAAACGCCGCAGCACCTTGAAAGACTTTATTTCAGGGAAATCTCCGGGCGGGCAATCCCCCGTTTGATTTCCGGTTTTTATGCGTGACACCCCACGCCCGTTCCCCGGCGGGTCCCTTGTGGAGATTCCACCCGCCCCTCCCGGCTGGCAGAAATCTCTGTAAGGAACCCGCACACAATGATTTAATGCTTATTCCAACGGTCGCCCCGCTCCGCATGAATCCTTGCATGGCAGGACTGGCACAACGACACAAGGTTTGCCTCGTCATGCGTCCCGCCCTCTGCCAATGGCAGTCTGTGGTGTACCTCCTCCACCGGCCGCAGCAGACCTTTCTTTTGACACTCCTCACAGAACGGGTGCTTTGCGGCGTAGCGGTCACGGATTCGTTTCCACGCCCTGCCATACTTACGGCGTACAGCCGGGTCACGGTCGTACTTCTCGTAGCGGCGGTTCTCCTGCTTCCCATGCTCCTCACAGAACCGTCCCTCCGTCAGCTTTGGGCATCCGGGGAAGGAACACGGCCTCTTCGGTTTCCTTGGCATCTGCCTCACCTCCTAGTATAATAATGGTGTAGTCAATCAAGACTACTTGTTTAATAAGTTTCTATAAATCAGATAACAGAAGAAGGTGTTCTTCCTTCATCAGATGTTATCCAAAAATAATTATCATGTCTGACGGTTCCTGATAGACACCAGATGAAACATAAGGTATTATCCCTTAGGATAGGATAAAGAATGTTCACCTCCTTGGGAAGCTGATTTTCATCAGCCTATACCTACAAGTGAGTCAATTAGTCCATTCGACAGGGTTTTATGTTTTAGCTGGTTGGGAACCGGAAGGCGATACCCGTATAACACGCTAGGTTGTGTACCTGCCAGATTGGAAATGGATTCCTATCAGAAAGGAGCTTTCACCCATGCCAAACAAAGTTATTTTTAATCCTGAGGATCTATTCATCTCTGTTGGTATTGATGTCGGTGCTGACTTCTCATGGATGTCTATCGCACTTCCAAACCAACAGTTTGTAGGAAAACCTTATAAAATCCTACACAACAAAATGAGTTCCCTTACAACCGCTGTTTCTAAAATAAAAGAAGCAGAAGAGCTGTATTCTTTGGAAAGTCGCATTTTCCTGGAATCCACGGGAATTTATCATTACCCACTCTTCTGCTATCTTCGTGATAAGGGTTTTAACTGCTCAGTTATCAATCCTATCATCACTAAGAATAGCACAAATATCAACATACGAAAAGTACATAATGACCGTTTTGATTCTAAAAAAGCGGCTTTGGTTGGTTTGAAACCTGATTTAAAGGTTTCTCTCATGCCTTCTGACCTTGCTTTGAACTGTCGTAATCTATGTCGTGAATACTATGACTTAATGGATAACCGCAGCGCTTACGTGAACAAACTCCAAGGTGAACTTCGCATGGCATTTCCACAATATCTTGGCATTTTCTCCAAGGTTACAATTAATACATCCCTTACCTTATTGGAAACTTATTCCTCTCCATCTGCTTTTATTGAAGCAGACAAACAAGAGATTATTGGTATCATCAAGTCAACTGCCCGTTTTGGGCTTACATATGCTCAAAACAAGTATAATGCCATTATCCAGGCTGCTCATGAAGCAAATGAGTTCGGTTACATCATTGACAGCAACATCAAGCGGATTCGGCTCTATATCAGCTTCATCCGCAAATATGATGAAGAAATCGGCAGCATTCTAGAAGCAATGCACGAACTCGTAAATGCTAATGAAGATACCGATTTTGTGAAACAGATTCACTTGATCGAAACATTCAAAGGTGCCGGTTTCTTATCTGCCATATCCCTCATGGGAGAGATTGGTGATTTTTCTGCATTTTCAAAACCAAAACAACTTTTTGCTTACTTTGGTCTTGATCCGTCAGTAAAACAATCCGGCAAATTTGAAGGTACCAAAATCCAAATGTCCAAAAGAGGCTCTGCCATAGCCAGGCGCGTTGTTCATACACTAACTTTACAAAGCATCAGTGTATCCCGTACAGGTGAAGCTAAAAATCCAGTACTCCGGGATTACTATCTCAAAAAATGTGGAGCAAAACCCAAGCTTGTGGCAATGGGTGCTGTTTCACACAAGGTATGCAACATAATATTTGCAATGCTCAGAGATAACAAGCCTTTTGAAATCATTACTCCGCAGGAACATATCAAACAATACAATGCTGCTAAATGCGACATAGCTGCATAAAACACTGCAAATCCAACGAATCAATATCTTTTTAAAAAATGATATTTTCACCAAGGGGAAAGTCTGCCCTTTTTTAGAAGAAAAATATTTTTCATTTACCTATTGACATTTATTAGCTGGACTCGCAGTTTTCTGTGAAATAGCGGATGAGCATCTGACGCTTTTCCGCTTTTTCAATCTCTGCCGCCATCCCTTCGGATATGGTTCCGCCGAACACCCATAACTGCTCACATTTCCCCAAAAGCACCATGCCCATGAACATCCCGATTGCCCGCTCTGAATGTTTTGTATCATCTAAGAACTGCGGAAAGAGCAGGTGCGGCGCAAGCGGTATCGTGCCGTTCTTCACCGCAAACCGGCAGTACCGCCTCGCCTTCTGCGTGTTCTTTTCCGTGTCCCCGGCAAACGGGGAACATATATAGACAAGCGGCCGGTATGCCCGTTTCGCCGCCCTTTCTTCCCTCCTGATTCCCGACAGTGCCGCATGGCTGGTCGGGTCGCTGTATCCCTCGCTGTTGTATTTACTGATTCCCATGAAACTTACCTCCATCCTGCCTGCAGCTCCCTTTCCGGACCGTGTCTGCAGGCTTGTAAAACGGGCAGTCCCTCCCGCCAAAGTCATTGTCTTTCAAACAGGTGCAGACGCCGCCGCTGTTTGCGAAACAGTCGCTGTGCGCCCTGCACCCCTGCATTTCCGCCCTGCTCATCCCTTCTTACCTCCTGAAATTAATTTGATATTCCCCTCCATCCTTCTGTGGAGGACTTCCGTCTTGTTGAACTGCGCCCTCCAGTGCCTCCGCTGGAAGCCCCTCCGCCTTTTCTGCGTACATATCGCACAGAGCCTTGTAACCATCAGCCAGCTCCCGCAGTTCCGAGAGCAGCTCCGCCCTTGCCTCATCCGTGCAGTATGAATTGATGAGCCTTGCGGCTTTCCTTGCCGCTGGCATCTTACAAGGGAAGAACGCCTCAATGTTCAGCTCCATGTATCCCGTCCCGTATTCAATCCGCAGCCGTTCCATCGCACACCACCTAATCTTTCTGATAAAACGAACATTCGTAACCGTCCGCCCGGAGCAATAACCCATTTGCCCAGGGCGGCGTCCTTCCCATCTGTTCACAGACGGCAGGAAGGGACATCCTCCTGTCCGCCTCAATGATGATCTCATCGTGGACGTGCGCCACAATGGAGCAGTTCCGAAGCGTCTGCATGGCATAGCACAAAATATCCCGGCTGACGGCCTGCACAATGTTCTCCACAAACTTGGGACCGTAGCTTTCCAGCCGCTCCCATTTCTTCGTGCCTCCCACGCCCATATAGGTGACGGACTCCCCGCCAAACTGGTTCTCCCCAATCCTCGGCTTCACATAGGCAAGCCTCCGCCCGGAAAATAAAGTGATGAACAGCATCCCGCTTTCATAGCTGAAGCGGATGCCGTGTGTTTCCGTTGGCATCCTCTTTTTGATGCATTCCTTCACGGCACGGTCGACCGCCCACCAGAACTCCGTGATATTTGGGTTGGAATCCCGCCACGCCGAGACAAGCGGCTGCAGTTCTTCTTCCGCAAGCCCCATCTCCAAAGCGCCCATGGATTTCAATGCCCCGACTGATCCGCCATAGCCAAGGGCCAGTTCCGCTATTTTACCTTTCTGCCGCAGGTGCCCATTCACGCCATGCTTTTCCACAGGCACATGGAACATCTGGCTTGCCGAGGCGCAGTAAATGTCACCGCCGCCCTCGAACACCTTCAGCCGCCACCGCTCCCCGGCAATCCAGGCAATCACCCTCGCCTCAATTGCGGAAAAATCTGCCACGATGAATTTCCTCCCGTCCTGCGGCACGAATGCCGTGCGGATAAGCTGCGAGAGCGTATCCGGGATATCCTCATAGAGCATGGCAAGGGCATCAAAATCCCCGGCTTTCACAAGTTCCCGTGCCTGTGCCAAGTCAGGGATATGATTCTGAGGCAGATTTTGCAACTGTATAATGCGCCCGCTATACCGGCCGGTCCTATTAGCTCCGTAGAATTGAAACATCCCATGCGCCCGGCTGTCTGCACACACAGCATTCTCCATGGCCTGGTATTTCTTCACGGAAGATTTGGCAAGCTGCTGCCGGAGCGTCAGCACAGTCTTCAAAGGCTCCGGTGCATCCTTCAGCAACGCAGTCACCGCCTTTTTATCCAATGAGTCCGTCTCCACCCCGTTCTCCAAAAGCCACTGCTTCATCTGCTGTACGGAGTTTGGGTTCTCCAGCTCCGTCAGTTCCTTCATGGCGGCAGACAGCCCCGCCTTGGAGCGTCCGTCCATGGCGATTGCGTTCCTGACCATCTCCATGTCCACGCCGATACCCCGGTCGTTGATCTCCTGATCCTGCCAGTATTCCTCCCACACAAAATCCGGCACGGGGAACTTTGAAAGCCTCTGCTGTATCTGCATCTCCGCCTCCACGTCACGAAGGTTGTATGCCTTGAACCGCTCCCACTTTTCCCTGTCATGCCCCGGCAGGTTCCGTGTCCGGCCGCCGTTCGCCTTGGTCGGCTTGCAGGGGACACAGAAATACCGGATCAGGTCTTTCCCTTCCGACAGTTTCTGTTTCTCCAGCCCAAGCACCGCACCCACGTTCTCCAAAGACAGCGGAAGGCCGAGTGTGGCAGACCAGACCATGGAGCATTTCCACGATTCCGGCTCCAGCCATTCCCCAAGATAATTTGACAGACACACCCTCTCGAACATGGCGTTGAACGCCCACTTGGTAACAGATTCATCCGAGAGTGCCGCCATGATATCCGCAGGGATTTCCTCCCCACAGGCGACATCGACCACCTTTACTTCACCGCCGTCCACGCTGTATCCGAACAACAGGATTTCAAAGTTCGGGGAAGAAGAATATTTATAAACTCCACATTTGGATAAATCCACATCCGAATACGACTCAATATCAATACTGATACACCTCAATTCCACCAGCTCCTTTCACCGCCTTAAGGGCGGCAGGGAAAAGGCAGATGCCCTCTCCTCGCCACCCGGCAGTGTATCTTGCTATGCTGTTAAGACAGGAAATCCTCATCATCCCCGTCATCATCCGCAAAGTCATCCTCTGCACGGGAACGTCCGCCCAAAGGCTCCCCGTCACGGATTTTCTGTAAATTGTTCAGACCGCAGGCGATACCCTTATTGCCATTGGAATTGAAAGCATAGAAATTGATGCTTGCCCTGCCGTACACGCCGCTGTACACCTCAGAATGGTCGAGGATTGGCTGGCGGTCTGCATCCACGATACCCGGAGCTGTAGTGCTGTTGGCATTGACGAAATAGGAATCCGCATAGGCTTCATCATCCGGACGCTCCACATCCCCGTCACGCAGAGGGGTTTTCAGCACGGAAAGTGCCGGGACGCTCCTGCCGTTCCCTTTCAGCTTCGCCTCGCCCTCACGGTACGCCGCCTTGATTGCCTCCTCAATCTTGGCAATGGTCTTTTTATCCGACTTTGGGATAATGAGGGAAACGGAGAACTTCGGCGTGCCGCCCTGGATTGCCTTCGCTTCCCATGCGTTGCAGTAGCTCCACCGGGTGTTCGGGCCGGTGATCACCTTTGTTGGATTATTGGCTGTGTTTGACATATGATTTTCCTCCTGACTATTCTTCCTTAAAATCTTCCGCCGCTGATGCGGCTTTGTCGTTGTTCATCTCCGGCCGCTTGTCGCTCTCCGGGACTAACGCGGGCTTGCCCTGCGGCTTCTCCACAAGGCCCTTCAAAATTTCCGCAAACTTCTTCTTTCCAAGCAGCTTCTCCATGGCGGTAATACCCAGGAGCTTCGGCTCATACGGGTCAAAGCCTGCTTTCTTCACGGTATCCGCCACGGCAGCTTCATCCGTATACTTCCGGTTGGAACGGCCCTCAACGATTTTAAATCCGGCATACTTCACACCGCTTAGTGCCTGCTGCAATGCGAACTCCTTCACGTCCGCCGCCCATGCCGCCAGTTCATCCGCCTTCACGAGGATTGCCGCGATCTCGTCATCCTCCAGCGTGGCGGGCATCTCAAAATCATACTTCGCAAGCTCCAGATTGTACTCCGCCCGCTTCCTGCAGACCGCCTTTGCCTTGCAGAATTTACAGTGTTCCCCTGCACAGAACTCTCCCTCCCCGGCATAGGCCAGCTTTGCCTTTTCCGAAAGCTCGCCCTCCGCCCACTGGAGAAGGGCATCCTTCGCCACGGCATACACGCTGACATTCTCCCGGCGCGGCTGGTAGATCACCATGCGGACATTCTCAATATCATAGATACCATCGAATAGTTCCAGTGCGCCCAGGGCATACAGCATCATCTGCGGGTTCCCCTCTGCGGAAACCTCCACGCCCTTGCCGTGCTTGTAGTCGATGATATACAGCGTCCCGTCTGCGATAATGACGCAGTCGCCTGTGCCGAAGCCTTCCTCTACATACCTGGAAAAGTCCAAACGCTGCTCGATCAGCACCACCGGGTCTTTGCAGGTTTTCTTTGCCTCTTCCACCAGTGAGAGGACATACTCCGCATAGCCGCAGGCACACTCCTCCATCTCCTCATCGTAGAAGGAAAGCCCTTCCGTGGGGTCCTCCGTTTCCATGCCCAGGGACAGCTTCAGCTTGTATTCGCACAGGCTGTGGGCGTCGGTGCCCTGCTGTGCGTATTCGCTGCCCGTATCCTCGTAATTCTCACAGAGCCTTGCAGACGGCGGGCAGGCAAGCCACCGGTGGCTGGAGGACGCTGATAATAAAGCGTGTCTACCCATCACAGCATCTCCGCTTCCGCAAGCAGCGCAGGGTATTCCGTCGGGTCGATCTCCGACAGCTTATCCGCGCCGTGCTTTGCAAGCAGTGCCCTCACTTCCTCCGTGTGTCCGGAGCGGGACTTCTCCGCCAGCACCGCGCGGACTTCCTCCAGCGTCAGCGGCTTCTCCTCCGGCTCCTGTTTTGCCGCCTTCGCATCTTTCTTCGCCGTGTTCTTTGCAGCCTTCCCTGTCTTTCCCGCTTTCCCGGTTTCCTCCGGTTCCTTTGTGGTGGTCAGCTCTGCCTCCGCTGTTCCATTGTCTGCCACCGCATCCGCAACGGCCTGCAGGCTGTCTGCAAGGGAACGTAAATCCCCGATGACATCCAGCAAAAGTTTGATC